GACAGAATGTATAAACTCCGTCTTTTAATTCCGGTGGTGATAAAAATAACGCATCAGCATACACGTAGAATGTGTTATTACCATCTAAATCTTTGGTAGTACCGGGCTCAAACAATGGTGCTAGGCTGGCAAACTTGTCAGCAAACTGTTGGCGACTGGCTACTTCTTCAGGTGTCACTGCCTTGCCTGTGCTCATAATATACTTGGCCACGTCCTCACCAGTCTGTGGCATCACGCCTTTGCCCCACTGGGCATGTCCATGCGGAGGAACAAACACTCCGTTTTCACGTCCCCAATATATCTGAGGATTGCCATCCCATTTCATACGAACACTGCTACTACCTTGCTCTGTGTTCATATCTTTTAAATGATCCAGTGCTTCCAGTGTTCCTGGACTGCCATAGAAGAACACCAGATCTTCCAGGTGATTAAACGCTCGACCTAATTTAGGATCCGCTGCTTCTTTTAATTCTAATAATCTCATGCATCTCCTCTAATACGATCAAACCAGCTTGGTGCAGGACGACCTTTGACTAGTCCGTGACCACGATGCTGTGTGGCATAGTTGTAATATTTACCCACTACATCAAATCCATGTGTGAAAAATAGTGCAGCAGGAGGACTACTCATACGCAACAAGCCCACACGTTGCTGGCCTTCAGGAGCAGGTTTTATACCTTTGTCTCCACGCTTGACTGGTTGCAACCAAGCATCAGGTTTAAGTTTTACTAACCATGCATAGGGGTGTTCGCCCGCATATACCGTGCTATTTTGATCCAGATATGTTTTCAATGGATAGAACCATAACACAGGACGACCTTTGCCGTGTCCAATATAATCTACATCAAAGTCAGGATGATCCGCATCTGGTGTTTTGCTAAAACGTTGTCGGGCACTATACCCTAATTTATCTATGTCTGTGAATCGTACAAAATAATCACCAGGGCCGTGTTTTTTAACGTCAGCAATGATTTGATCACGCACACTTGGAACTCGTGCTTCAGTGATTATTTCATTTACTCTCATTGCTGTCCTGTCCAGACAGCGTACAACCCAGTCTCTGAATTGTAGTTGCCGTATACAGCACTCAATTTAGTTTTAACGTGGGCTTCTAATTCTGTTCCTGTTGTGTTTGGCTTAACGTCAAAGGCAAAATACGCATCGCCGAACCTGCTCTTACCGATGTATTGACCGCCTAGTTGTCCCATGACAGTGTCAATGATTTTATCTACTTGTTTGTTCTGACTATTGAGAAAGCTACGGTCTGGATTGCTTCTTGAAACATCTCTAGTTTGCAGATCATATTCATCAATACTAACGTAGCCTTTCATTTCAACTCCGGGAATACCAGCAAGACTTACCCAGTTCTTACGACCGCCTGGTGTTTGACTAGTTCCTGCAAGCAATGGACGCTTCATAATAGTTAGCACAATACCATACAGTGCCTTGGCCAGCCCTATTCCACGATAGTCTTCATCTACTGTGATAGTGTTAACTTGAACCGCTCTTCGCAATGGGAAACTGTTGACTTCATCCACTGACAATTTACCGATCAGTTGTCCTGGAGCATTCAAGCCCTCTTGTTCTTCTCGCCATCTACGAAGTCTCCACAAATAATCGCGATATGCTTCTCTGCGTTTTTGTACTGGCTCTGGCTCTTGTTCTTTACTTTTTTGAGCAATAAAATCTTTACCGTTTGGATCCCAAAGTTTGATATCAGTACCGCCGTATCTTCCTTCACCAATAGAATACAGTAATCCACTACCACCTGGCAACTTCCTTACTTGCTTGCCAGCAGTTTTGTTGTTGAGATATTCTTTTCCACCTTCGTAGCCGCTTTTACTCAGGCGTTCTATTTCATCTATTTGTAATTCTGTTATCTTCATAGCTTGTTCAATAAATTGCGGAACCACTCATTAGTACCAACACGGCTTTCTTGTTTAATTTCTTTCCAATTAGGATCTGCTTTACCACGTGCCAATAACTCTGCGGCTTGATCTTGTGGTAATGCTGCCAGTATACTTTCTACACTACCTAATACATTAGGATCACTGCGACCAGTTAATATTTCTGCTATCTTTGCCAAGTCATCTGTGACAAAGTCTGACTTCTTACCTAGACTATCTCGAGCAAATAGACCTTGCCAAGCACTCCACATATAGCCTTTGTCTTTGGCTAGAAATGCCATTAGTAATTGTTTGTTTACGCCTTTGTAAGGACTGCCTTGGGGAATATTGTGAGTATGAAATTTAGCAACCTGAGGAGCATTGGCTGTAACCATAATATCAACTTGATGATGTGCGCTACCTACTGGAACATTTACGTGTACATTGATACCAGTTTGTGCTGTAGATAAACCTTGTCGAGCGATATAATCATTTAATGCTTTGCGAGCTGTTTTAGCATCTTTAGCACCAAAGTAATTCATTACTGCGGCTTCATCTGCTAGTACATCCATATCGCCACTTTGTCGACCAGGTTTAGGTGATGCGGCTGATCCAACTGGAATAACTGTGATTCCTGTTCCTTGTAGTGCTGTATTAACTGTTTTTAATATAGCAGGTACATCTTTATGGTCAAATGGCGTAGCATCTGCAAATACATTACCGCCTTCATTTAATATCATACTAACTCCAATATATAGTTAGTATTTATTATAAATTAAACATTTGTTTCAATAAATCTGTCTGTGGGTCCCAGCATCCTTATGTCCTGAGGACCAGGATTATTGACCTTTTCACCTGTTCGTCCATTAATATAGAAACTAACGATATCCCCAGAGGCAATACTATCCCATAATTTAGAAGCAGCCTTTGTGTGCTCGCTGGTTACAAATACCCACGGCCCGCCCTGTAAAAATGTTGTATATGCTAATGTGCTTATACCTTGTCGCTGTGCTTCTGGGGCTAATGCCATATGAGGTGTAACTGCTCGTATTCCAGGTTTGATTCCTTTTAGTTTAGCACCTGTGTCTTCTATAGTAAACAAACCTACGCATCGGCCTGTTTCTTTATTGTACAAGAAATAATCGTGATACTTACTGTCTTTTCTATAGCGTACTTCAAACTCAGTTAACGGAGTCTTAACACGTTTTAGTTGTGATTTAATGCGATCACCTGTGGCAATATGACCCATTGGATCATAACTTCTAGTCATTCTATATTCGTCAATTATTTCTTCTATTAACATGAAATTATTTATCTAGTCGTAGCTGTCCATATATTACCTGCATCTTAGTATGTGCTCTGCACATTGCTTCTTCATACTACGTATTCGAAGCAATTTTCTATTCTCTTTATGGTTTTGGATTGTGGTATAATGCTGGTTAAATATTTCGTAGATTCGGTCATAATTTGCCGTTAACCGGCAAAAAATAAAAACATTTCGTGAGTTCTGCTTTCATACTGTATTGATGAGATTTGTTTTTAAACAACAGAGGCGGTTGACCTGTACCCCTTACTCAAGACTTGACTGTCAGCGGTAATACTCATAATCCCATACAGCGAAACTATGAATATCTGCGGTTGTATCTTTTTCACAGAGCCGCAATCTTTTAGAACCTTTCGTTAGTTCCTGACGTACACAACCTAAGACTCCGACGGCACAGCACAACCTGTACAATCTCAATAGGGATTAGCCCGCGCTAATCAAACACATGTGTAAATTAAAATTGATAGTTAACGGTTGTTAAACCAGTTAACAAATTCTGTTTGTCCTGCTAGTAGTGCATCTTCCCAGGTCGCGCCAGCTTCTCCGTCGGCATTATCGCTGACCCACTTGCGGCTTATCCATGGTATTTTAACATGCTCACAGACTTTGGCAATACTCCATAATTCCATGTCAACTAAATCACAGTGATCTAGCGTCCATTGATCTGGGTTTGTGACGAAGTTATTACCCGAACCTACTCTTACGCCTACTTCTTGGCTGTGATAATAAAGTACATTCTCACCCAACATATAGCCACGTTCACGCAATGGACTACAATCTGCGTCACGTTGGCACACACTGGCTACGCTGTTTAATCCTGTGATACCTTTTAAACTGCCGGCACTGCCATAGTTAATAACTAACTTAGGTCTATGTTGCATTATTGCAAGTGTGGCATGCATGGCTGCATTTGATACTCCTACTCCTGTATAAACTACTGGGGCATCGACTAAGTTTTTATCTAATTCTTCGGGTAATGCTACTAATATTAATGTTTTCATTTTTCTACGAATGCTCTTTCTACAACAAATGTTCCTGGCTCACGAAGGCTACCCTCTGTCATACCTTGACTGCGGCACCAGTCTGTTACTTGATGATTAAATTCTAAATTACCGCACACCATAATTTTATCTTTGGCTACATCTATGGGCAACTTACCTGACACAAGTTGTTCTGTAATTCTAGGCTCGCCCTGCCCTGTTAATATCGGATGATATTCCAGAACCGCAATAACCATGTCATGTAATTCTCCATCCTGAGGATGATCCTTAAATGCAGATGCTAAGTCTGTATTATACGCTAAATCTGAGGAATGTCTAGTACTATGGACAATATGTATCTTCGACCATGTTTCCAGAGTTTCCAAATCACGAATCAAACTCATAAATGGTGCCAGACCTGTGCCTGTGGCCAGCATCCATAGCTCACCACCTTTATCCAGGGCACTATTAACCAATGTGCCTGTGCATTTAGGCATGATAACAACTTCACTGCCTACCTCTACGTGCTGTAGTTGGCTAGTTAGTTCACCATTGGGCATTTTAATGCTGAGAAATTCTAATTCTTCTGCCCAGGGTGGACTTACTACACTATAGGCTCTGATAACTCTCTTGCCGTCTACGATCAAACCAATCATGGCGAATTCGCCGGCAACAAATCTAAATGCTGTATTGCGAGTGCATTTAAAACTAAATGTACGATCGCTCCAGTGATGTACCCAGGTGACTTTTTCTGTAAAAATTTTAATTTCCTACATTTCCTAGAAAGACGTTTTTATACTCGCCTGTCTTTATTTTATTTCTAATAGTTTCTACTATTTGCTTGTATTCTAAATTATCGGGATGATCTTCTTTCCATATAGCTCTTTGTTTGAACGTAGTGTTATCCCAGCTACCCCAGTCAACTACTATTTTAAATGAGGAAATAGCAGTTGGAAATTCTCTGTTAACTAATTCAATGAATGCAGACATTTCTTTATAATTTAAATCTTGTACAACAAAATCTATAGTTAGTAATTTATATTTGTCAATGTTTGTGTAAATTAATCTACAATTCTCTAGTAATGTTGTCCAGTTTCCGCCAACTCGTATTTTGTTATAGGTTTCTTCTGTGGCTGCATCAAAACTTATATTGAATGTGTTTATTCTATCATGCCATAAATGAATACGGTCCCAGTATTTTTTAGTGAACAACACTCCGTGTGTCATAATATCTAATTTTAAATTTGGCCAAGGTGTTGGATCAAAATTAAACATGAATTCTCTTATTATTTTACTGCCAAATATATCTCCGGAACTATTCAACATTAACTGTATGGGTTCGTTATGCGGCTGTGCAAAAATCTCATTTATTGCACGATCAAATGCAGTCTTTTTATCATCATACTTTTTTCCTGAAGTGTAACTAATTCGTCCAATTCTGCAACTGGGGCAAAGTAAATTACAACTTTCATCAATGCCTAGTACTATTCTCTGCGGAAACTTTTTAAAATAAGGTTGTGCAATGTTAACAATATCAGGTAATGTATTATTAACAATTGGAGGACAAAGTGTATTACTGCAATATGCGTAACTGCCATCTAGAATTGTTTGTCTAATTATATTTGCTTTTTCGCCATTCCATATATCTATTATAGATTCTTCGTAAATATTGCCTATTATATTAGGTAACCATGCAGGACAACATAGCACACAATCACCTGTAGGGGTTATTTCTAAATATTCAAAAGGTTTTTCGCAATATTTGCCTGGAAATGTTTTCTTTTGATAAGTTAAATCCAATTCATTCCTAATTAGAATTTTGCCAAAAATAGGATCCTGGTGACTAATTCTAGTTGAATAAGGAGTTCTAATATTAGAGTTATTGTCCATGGCATTAAAAAAATAAAAGCTCACTTTGAGCATGATCTGGCGTAATCATGAACCAGGCAGCAGCCGCCTGTTTGACGCCTGGAGCACTGCTCCTAACCGTTAGCGACAACGGCCCTAAGGTGGGTTCTTAGTATATGGCTATTTATTCAGCTGTAATTGTTTTAAAAACAATTCAGTAGCAGTTGTTTTTACACCGGTTATCTGTAGTGTGGCTCTAGGAACATGACCAGCATTGGCAGTGGCATGTGGCACATTGATCCAGTCAAAAGTGCTGACATCTCCTGCTCGCCATCCTGACCACTGATAATTGCCGTAACTCCAAAAATGTCCCTGCTGCCAATCTGTTAGTTGTACAAAATATCTTACCACTAGACTAGGATCTGCAGGCATCCACTTTTCCAGCTTATCTAGATGTAAGTTCCATGTTTGTCCAGGACGTTGTACATGTATGCGAGCCATACTTTTTTCCAGAGCAAACTGATCTGCAATATTTTGAAATACTGGTGCTAAATTATAGTTTAAGTCTGTAACTATATAATCTTTACCATAGCCCTGCTGTTCCAGATCGTAGTCTTCTTGATCGTATTCTTCAGATGCACGTTTCAGTGGATCATTGTCACGGCCACGAGTGCGCCATGTCACCGGTGTTGATGCTGCGATAGCTGCGGATAATTCTTCATGCCAGCAAGGTGCAATATGTCCTAGTTGTTGCACAGTATCCCAACGGGGGTCCATTTTGCTGTTATCAAAATGATATTGGCTGCGTTCACGTGTTATTTCCCAGTTGCTCTGAGTCATATTACTTTTACCTTAATGTCGTTCATATTATAGTCTTGGATATATTCCAATGGTGGAGTTTCAATACCTAGTTCAGCTGCCAGCAATCTATTTGTCTGCGGTTCAGACCCAGAGTAATGAGTCCATGCCCAGCGTATACCTGCATTTTGTTGTTTAATTATACAGGACATATTTTTTAAATCTACGTAATATTCATTGTACAATGGATACGTTATATTAAAGTGACCACATTTTACCCACCAACCCAGGCAAGCGTCATCGCTGCGATGAACCAACACAATGGCACAATCCACGAACTGCTCACGCAGGTATCTGATATTGTTTTCATACGCAAAGATGTGGCTTTTGATAATTCGGGTTTTTGTAGAATTCTTGTTGAATGGTTCATTAAATCTGTCCTCTAGTTGTTGTTGTGTAAGTGTAGTAAGATCCGCAGGCAAATCGCATGCCATACCCGGATCCCAATATGCACCTAAGTGCATGAGTTCTCGCCGCCCAGCCGCATCGTGATAATAGGTCCACTCGTCTCTGTAATCACTTTGATCTATACTGGGCGAGTAATAGATGTTTTTGACTACGCTGCTCCATTTACTGCCAGGTGCACCGGCTACGAATATATATTTCATTGATTAGGATTAATTCTACGAGCAATAGGTTGCCATGTCTGTTGCAAGCGTGCCATACTGGCTCTGACGCCTGCGGCACTGTGTTCAGCAGGGGTGATATACATCATATTTTCTTTAAACTTGGCAGCAGCTTCGGCACTGCGAATCGCCGGCACAAAATGTTCAGCATACCATTTTTGTATTTCAGCTGGTGTACCTGGAGGCAATACCATGTTCCAGCAGCCGTGAATGCTGAGTCCAGGAGCAGCCTTGCTCATCAAAGGAATGTGTTCAAGTCCAGGTAGAGTGCGTGTGTCTGCAATGCCAATAAATTTCAGCTTACCTGCTTGTACATGCGGGTAGCCTACTGCCACAGGGGTTACACCAAATTCCACGTGCCCGCCCATGACATCTAATAATGCTTGTGCAGGGCCTTTATACATTACAGTTTGTAAGTTATCAGTACCAGGAACACTGACCTTGTCTACAAGATACTCAACTGCCAGCTTGTGTCCCCCACCGCCGATAGCCACTGTCATTTTTTGTCGATTACGAATAGCAGCTACGAATTCTTCTGGTGTGTTGATCTTACTATTGGGGTGTGCCCAGAATGCTAAAGGACTGCGAGCAATGTTGGCAATAGGTTCTAGATCCATAGGATTATACTTGATCATGTTTGAGTACCATATTTCAGGTGTAACCCAATTACTTTGACAAGCAGGAACTGAAATGGTATGTCCATCGCGAGGAACTGTTACAAAGTGATTGATAGCAATATTGCCATCAGCACCGGGACGATATTCAGGCACAAACTTGGATCCTGTTGATTTTTCTACAATTTCAGCTACGATGCGAAATGAAATTTCATTTCCAGCACCTGGTCCATTCGGAAATACTACAGTGATGGGTTTAGTGGGTTGCCATGCCAGCGCCAATGCTGGAATTAAAGTGGCAAATAATGCAGTTAATTTTTTCATTTAATTTAGAATATAATTGATATATAGTATAGCAAAATTTCTTAATCTTACAAAGTATTTATACAGATACCCAAAAATTTACTATGAACAGCAAAATTTTCTCACTTTTACAAAAAAATTTACAGTCTACATTTAATTTACCTAAGTATTCAAAAATTTCCATAGATGCAGATACAAAAATAGATCAGCTACCATGGACTCCTGCTAGATATAGAAAATTCAAAGACGCTATAGAAGCTGAACTCAGTCTTCCCTGTGACTATGTAGGTACACTACGTGAAATCACAGACGATCTCAGCGAGCGTTATATATTAAGATTCTTCAGTGAAATCTGGCGACCACGCACTAATGACTACAGTCATACAGGTTGGGAATTGGCAGAAGAAGTTAACAAACTAAACCCTAAAAAAGTTTTAGACGTGGGTTGCGGCTATCACCCATTCAAGGGACGTATCAATAATATCATAGGAATAGACCCTTATAACAATATGGCAGACTATCAGGTGGATATCTTAGATTACAAAGTTAAGCCAGAAAGCCACGATGTAATTATAGCATTGGGTAGTATTAACTTTAATTCAAGAGATGAAATCGAAGAAAGATTCAGTCACTGTGTAAATTTATTAGCCAAGGGCGGTAAGTTTTACCTAAGAGCTAATCCTGGTATTGCACACAAGACGGGTCCTTATGTAGATATTTTTCCCTGGAGCTTTGAAATAGTTAATGAATTTGCAGAAAAATATAATCTCAAGTTAGAAACCTTCAAGAAAGATGCCAACGATAGACTATATTTTGTATATGAAAAGCTCTAAGCAAATACCATAAACAGTGCTGCAATAGTAGTCAGCACACTGATGCAGACTAGACCGCCAAAGAAATACCACACAGCAGGAAAGAATATAATCCATGCTGTGTGGTAAATCTCAAACCACCAGGGCAAGTCCCTATCAGTTACACCAACTGGTTTTTGCTTCACCATAATACTCACGAGCAAATCCATTTTGAATCAACAATGCACGTAAGCTAACATTATTATCTAGAATAATGTCGCCTAACATACGTCCGCCAAATTTGTCCCAGCTTTGAATTGCTACACGAGCAGTCTTACTTTCAGTAATAACTTTCTTAGTAAATGCTGTGGCAGCTTCGCCGCGCTGAGCTTCACTGGCACACTGTGCACGATGACCTTTTTCCGGAGTGTCAACGCCATACACACGAATGCTCATTCTCTTTGGTAGTGGATCTGGCACCCATGGTGTAGCAACTTCTACAGTGTCTCCGTCAACAACACGATTGATTTTCCAATCGTATGCCACCATAGGTTTTTCTTTGGGCTGTGCCGCTGCGATTGTGCATATAGACAATGCTAATATTGTGAGAATTTTTTTCATAATTAAGTATCCTTATAATTTATTTATCTAATACCCAGAATCCAAGACGATCTCCTCCTGGTGATTCATACCAACTTGACCCTTCTGGCTGTGGTGTAGGATTATCTTTCCATACGGGAATTATAGTGTTTCCAGAATGATTACTGAAGTCGTCATTATATCTAGTGTGTACTTCAATAATTTTGCCGCCAATATACTCTACGTTGATCCACTTGTATTTTAAACAGAGATTGCCTAGTATTTTAGGGAATGGGAATTTAACGTCAATCTTAGACCACTTAGAGAACCTATCCAGTCTATCCGAGTCTCTAAATCCCTGTACCGTGGTGCTTTGTATACCATAGTGATAATCTACACTTATGTGATCGCCTGTGAATATTTCACTCCAAAAGTAACCGTCTAGTACTGTGTCGTCGAGTGGAGTGAGAAACATTCTACTTGCGCCCCTACTCATCATACGAATATTTGTTATGGGACGCACTATATACCAGTCTGCTCGGGGAACTGGTACACCTGCTGGACCTGCACTATATCCAGCTTTCTTTGCCACAATCAGCTTGTCATAAATCCATAGATCGTCTGGGTGCACTTTTCCCCAGACGTCCTTGTCATCTACTAGCACTGGCATTTACCACTTACGGCAGCTCCAGTAACGTGCTTTTGTTCTTGGTCCTGGATTTGCACAGTTATGACGTGCTCTAAAACTTTTACGTCGCTTTGGATTACTTTTCTTAATCGTCATGTTTGGATCGCCAAAGTTCACTTTGATAGTTTTTCCAGTAGCGGGATTGCGAACATAAACTTTAAATTTTTTAACATCGCCCTGCATAGGCTTTCCTAGTTTAACAGTTCGTCCTTGATACTCTGCTTCTAGCAACGTCATGCCAGTGTCATTGTCTGTTTCGCAAATATAGTCGCCGTTGTCTATAGCAGTAATCACAGTTTCCACTAGTTCGTCACCAATTTCTACTTCTAATATATCGCCGACTTCGGGTTGATCATTGTCTGTAAATTCAAATAGTCTCATTTTTATTCTCCACTTGGACCGTAAGCTGTGATCAACAGGTTACCTTTTAATTCAGGCTGTTGCTTTAGTAAAGCATG